CGTCCATGAATTTGTCCCGTCGGTGACGGTCACGTCCTCGCCGATCAGAGAGGACTCTGATGTGGTGACTTCGATAGTCGAGCCGCCGCTGCCACCCTCGACGATGGTCATGTCATTGAGTGCATCATCCGTCACATTCATGCCCTTGAACTGCAGAGCATTCCTCTGGGGCATATCCTGCCCGTCTGAATTGACGATAGTATGCCCGCCACCGGCTCCGCCGCCGTGCTCTGCGTACCACTTTGAGTTGTTGTGGTATGTTGGATCTCCGGGTGTGACCGCTTCGCCGTTCCTGGTCCCGACAGCCCATGCCTCTGAATCCTCCGCGCTGTCAGATGAGTTCTGCGCGAAGCCCGCTGCCTCCTGTGCGCTCTCGGCTGCATCAGACGCAAGCTCCTGCATCTGCTCGATGGCTTCCTCTACCATAGATATGTCTGACTCGGACATCTCACTGTCCGGAGGGAGAGCCGACAGCTGCACATCCAGCCAGAAGACGAAGGTTCCTGTCCTTCCGGACGGCTCTGTGACCACGAACTGCATCCTGGTGCGACCGGCCACCTGTGTCATGACTTCGGCCAGGTCCGCCGTCACTACGTTCCCGGAGATGGAGACTCCTGTGGATCTCACGAAGAACTTCCCGTCAGGCTTTGTCCCCTGCACGTATACGCTCGCGCCTTCAGGTGCATAGGGTGTCTCGTCATCATAGAGCGATGCCACGAGTCTGTCGACTCCGTGGTCGTACTGATCCACATGGACGAGCACCGGCGCACTGTCCGGTATGATGTTAAGATCGAATTCCTGAGTGTTCATTCTTCCCTCCTTATGATAGCTGTACACTTCCGTATGATGAGCCGTTCACGTAAACGGCAAGATATTTGTGATTGTTGGCCTCGTACGTCATTAGCTTTGTCTCGTCCGTCCCTATCAATCCCACGTAATCTCTGAGCCGTCCGTTGCTGATGTACACGCTTCCTGTATCACTGACGACCAGCTGGGTATTTCCCCCGGCAATGGTGGACATCTTTTTCGCCATGACGCCGATATAGTTCTCATTTGTGTTTATATATGTATCCCCCGAGTGAGTCCCCATGTGGGTACTCGCTCCCACGACCCTGACTTGATACGCGGTGCTCTCTATGGCGATCCTGTCGTTACCCGATATCAAAAGGGCGTTCTGTCCGCTGAAGCCTTCGGACGGTCCGTAGGTAAGCTCTGTCCGCAAGTTGCCCTGCCCGAACCGAGCTGTGGAGCCGGTGATGAGTCCCGTGAACGTGCCGTCCTTCATTACCAGCTCGCCGGTCTCCATGTTCAGATAGAATTTATCGTTCAGATCTGTGAGGATTCCGGTCTTGACCGCATCCGCCACTATCGTGCCATCGACCAGGATCGCGGCATCGTAGGGGCCGTCTATACCGTGAGACGACCCGCCGAGGCCGTTCTCATTCAGCCTCATGACCTTCTGCGCCGTCTCGATGTCGTTCGTGTCCATAGCGAGTAGCTCCTTCCACTCGCCATCCTGTCCTTTGATCGCGACTATGTAGCCATCTCCGGAGGAGAGCCATGCCGTGGCCTTATTTATGGCATTTCCCGCCTGTGTCTTTGTCTTGTCTATCGCTGCGGCTGTCCGGCCGTTCTGGTCGTTGATGCTGGTGGCCAGTGAGGCTCGGATCGAGCCCACCGTGATGTCGTCGTATCTCTCGGACAGGACATTCCAGGTATATGCCACGATCTTCGCCTTGGTCTCTATGTTCAGAGGCTCGAAGCGTACCGTGATCGTGTCGCATAGATGCACCGTCTGAAGATGAGCGAGCTCTGCGTATTCGATGGTATCGGCCAGATTCACAAATGAGACCTTGATGGAGACCGTAGGCACTCCGAGATCGTGCTTCGTGACGTATGCTTCCGCTGCGGCTCTCAGCGTGGCCGCGTCAGGGGCTTCCTCGTAGTCTCCGGACATATCCAGCGGGATCGTGAGTTTTTGGGAGTATCTTTCCGCATACTGTGAATAAACGGCTTTCTCCGGGAGTGTGACCACTTCCGTGCCGTCCATATTCGACCAGAAGGGCACTACTCCTGTCACGGTCTCTGATATGATCTCTTCCTGTGTCAGATCGATGATGTTCTTCCCGTAGCGGAGCTCTACACCGTTATCATGTCCGCGGTTTTTGTGGAGCTTCACCTTGTAGCCGTCCCACTCATATTCCCCGCCGAACTGATCCAGCACGGAGCCTTCTATGCCGCCGAGCCTCTGTCTGATAGTTGAAGGGGTCGTCTGATTGTATCCGGACAGAGTGGTGACGTCTGTCTCGAATGTAAAAGGGCATTCCTCGACTGCGTGAGACTTGAGCCCCTGAAGGGTATCATTGCACGCAGTAGAAGAGGCTTCTACAGAGAAGGGCATGGCTGTGTTTTTGTTTAAGTCATACGAGATATGCCTGGCATATACTGCCACTTTCCCGTTCAGCGGCTTCGTGATCTTGTAGATCCTGAAGGGCTGGAGTGTGGCATCTACATACGGGATCACGCCTATAATGGCCCGGTTTCTTATCTCCGAATAGTGCTGTCCTGTGACAGGATATACCAGCGCCAGCTCATACTGTCCGTTCCTCTCTTCTGTGACATAGCAGGAGATGGCATCTGTCAGCCGGCCGATGCCGTTCGTCGTGAATGTAGTTGTGGCTTCAGCGAATAGGATAGGGGTCATACTGTCCACCACTTCGGGATGATGTCGAGGATCCCGCTGTACGTGATCTCATTGAGTCCCGGCATCAGTTCCGGGAATACACCGTTCTCCAGCTCAATATTGGAATTGCAATTGATGTTGTCCTTGTAGGCTTCCTGCAGCTCGCAGTCGATATCTGTGTATTCATCAGCTGATATGATCTCGATTCTCACGTCACCGATGGTAAGTGAGCCGGTGCCATATGCTCTGATAATGGGCTTTGATGCGAACTGTGTCCGGTTGTAAATCTCTCCAGCCGCGTTTATCCTTATGACCTTGTCGCCGCTCTTCAGGAAGAGGCGGGGATCGCAGTCAAATGACAGCTCGAAGCTGCCTGCTCTGTTTAATGTGGACATCTCCGGAGATATTCCACCATTAAACATGGCGCGTCTGTAGTGATCCGGATGATATGAGTCTGCCAGGATCTTGTATCCTCTCTGCGCGCACAGGAATGCCTTGAATGCGCTGTAGTTCTTCTCGAAGTCCTCTGTGATGAATGCCGGATAGATGATGCTCACATTCGTGAAGCGGCCATTATCGACGTGAAGATCTCCGTTCCTGCCCGGCACGGAGATACTCTCCACGTCCCTGGTCGGTGATATGAATGTGCCCGATCCTGATATATGTGCTTTGAAGTCCTCCGAGGATCTCCCGGAGAACATCAGATATTCGTATGGAATTACGCCCATGCTGCCTCCGCTTGCTGTAGTCTCATGGTTATGATCTCGTCGACGCGGTTCGCTATCTCTTCCGCATCCTGTCCATCAGCATTGATGATGATGTTTGTGTCGCCTATGCTTACGTCCCCATGTCCGCCCCGGACAGCTGAGTGGATCATCCCCATGAGGGAATTCTCACCGACTATCCACTCCGGTCCTGCTTCGCCTCCGCCGAGGAGTCTGTTGCCACTCGCGCCGAAGATAGTCGGGCCATTGAGTCTGATGCCGTTCGCCATTGCTTTTGAGTACCAGTCTATGGAGAAGTCGGGAGCACTCGGGGGGTCAAGGCTCCACTTCCCTGATACCCGTATATGCGGGAGCTTTATGTGGGGGAACTCGATGTTCGCATTCTTGAACATGCCCTCGACGGAGTCTCTCATGAACTCGAACCGGGATATAATGTGGTTCACGGTTCCGGCCGTCATCTGCTCGGCTCCGGAGAGGGCACGCTTCCAGTCTCCTGAGAAGATACCCGCCACGAAGTTGATGAAGCCTTGCAGATAGTCCTTGAAGTTTTGGATCTCGCTGTTTATCATGTGCAGTCCGGCCACGAATACGGGCGCCAGTGTAGCGCTGAACTCATCCCACAGGGGCTTGACTGTGTTTATCACGTCCGTGATGCTCTTCTTGATCTCGGCCCACGACTTATCTACTTCTGATGCGAACTCCTCGTCATTCTTGTATGCCGTCACGAATGCACCGGCAAGAAGGGCGAGTGCTCCGACCGCCACAGCCACGGGAGCAGCAATCCCGGCGATTCCTGCGCCGGCTGCTGCAGCTGATGATCCTGTCGCGGACAGTGCTCCGGAAGCCGTTCCGAGTGCGGGGGTCAGCTGTCCAATGAAGGAGAGGAGCTTTCCGCCTCCTGTGACAAGTGATCCGATTCCTGTCGTGACTTTTCCGCCTATTATCAGCAGAGGAGAGATGGCCGCCACGAGTGCCGTGGTCTTTACTATGGTCTCCTGTGTCTCCGGATTGAGACTCTGGAACCAGTTCGCCAGTTCTTTGACTTTTTCGGCCGCTTCTTTGATGTAGGGGGCGAGGACTTCGCCTGCTGTGATGGCTGCGCCTTCCATGGCCGACTTTGCCTCGACCCATGCACCGGCTGCATTGTCCTGCATTATCCGGGCCATCTCTTCGGCAGTGCCGTTATATTGCTCAATTATTTCCTGTCCGGATGCCATAGCCTCCGACAGAGGGACTATGGAGCCGTCTGCCAGCTTGGCCATCGGCTCACTCGCTCCGTCGATAGCGGTGGCGAGCTTGTCGTAATCTTCGGCTGTGGAATTGACCACAGCGAGAAGGGCAGGCATCGCCCTTGCTCCTGCGAGCATAGCGGCTGCTCTTGCCTTCTCGGCGGCTTCCGCGCCATATGCCTGCTGAATGAGCTCATCTGTGGCATCTCCGAACTTCTTCTCAGTCAGCTCACCATTCTCCAGCTGCTCGATCAAAAGCTCCATCTGTGCATCGAACTCCGACATCGGCATATTGATCTGTCCGAAGGAGCCCCTCAGCTTGTCCATGATCTGCCTGAGTGAGTACATATGACCCTCATCATCGGCAAGAGATATTCCGAGCCTGTCCATGGCCATCTGCGACTCTTTGGTGGGCTTTGCCATTCTCTGGATGATATTTCTGAGGGCAGTACCAGCCATGTCAGCCTTGATGCCGT